CGATGTATACCCTACACACAATGGTAACAGCGATGTGGTCTATGTCGTGCATTGGAGACTGAACGCAACAAGCGATCAAACGCACGAAGTCGATGGCGAGCAAGTGCCTTACATTGCAAGCGTGTATGGTACGCAAATCATCTCTACCGATGACATTCAAAACTTCATTCCTTTCGCTGATCTCACTGAGTCAGTCGTTGAAGGCTGGGTTGAGAGTGCAATGGGTGAAGATGAAGTACAAGCTCTAAAAGACGGGCTTGATGCAAACATCGATGCTCAAATCAATCCGACATCAGAGACCAAAACGATAGGCGGTTAATGTGGCTTTATTGCCTATAACTCCGAAAGCGGGTGTATATACCAACGGTACTGATTATCAGAATCGTGGTCGTTGGATTACAAGCAATCTGATTCGTTTTCAAGATGGAATATTAATACCAATAAAAGGTTGGGATCAGCTTCGCAGTACAGCTTTAACAGGTATTCCAATTGGCATTTTTTCATACAACAAAAACGATGGCGATCAAATTCTAGTCGTAGGCACTGATCAAAAAGTTTACACGCTTTATAACTTTGTATGGCGGGATATAACGCCATCTGGCTTTACGAGTCCGAGTTCTGTTTCACCGCTTGGCTACGGCGCCTATAACTACAACGTGGAAGATTATGGCGATGCTCGGTCACAATCAGGCTTAGGCTTCAACGCACACAGTTATTCTTTTGACAATTGGGGTGAGCATCTAGTGTTCACTTGTTCATCAGACGGCAAATTGTACCAGTGGAGACCCGACGCAGGCAGTGGTACACCCGATACAATAGCGACACAAATCACAAATTCTCCGACAGCTTGTCAATCACTCGTTGTCAGCAATGAAAGACATTTAGTTGCTATTGGTGCTAATAATGATCCACGCAAAGTTTCATGGTCATCAAGAGAAGCAAACACCACATGGACAGCGGCTTCTACAAACACAGCTGGCGATCTTCAAATCCCAACAGGTGGTCGTGCATTATCAGCACTTAAATGGCAAACAGACATCTTAATCTGGACCGACACGGGGCTGGCTCGCTTATACTACACAGGATCCCCTTTCATCTATGGCATATCTGACGCAGGCACAAATTGTAAAGCTATATCACCGCGAGCGATAACAAGTGCTGGAAACTTCATTGCATGGCTCGGTGAAAGCTCAGTCTTCATATACGATGGCTCAGTGCAAGAGCTGAAATGCCCTGTCAGCTCATACATATTTGACAACATCAATTATTTATATCGTAAAGCAACATGTGCAGGTCATAACAGCTCAAACAATGAAATTTGGTTCTTTTTCCCTAGTGGCGAGAGCAAAACACCTGACAAGTACGTTTTATGGAATTACATCGACAACGTATGGGCAATCGGTGAACTAAGTCGTGGCGCTTATCACGATGCAGGCGTTTTTGATTATCCGATTGCTTCTGACGAAAACGGTTTCGTTTACTATCAAGAGAAAGGAAATCTATTCAACAGCAAAGATCTAGGCACAGCTAAACCAACAGCAACGTCAGGCGCTATTCAACTAGCAAAAGGAGACAACTACATACACGCAACGCAAGTGATACCTGATTCTGAAGCAAATACATTGCCGGGAGTGACTCTGAGTTTCAAAGGTCGTTTTACACCACTTGGCGCTCAAACAGATTTTGGCAGTGTCACGTTTGAAAACGATGGCTATTCTGACTGTCGCATCTCAGCAAGAGAAATATCAATGACAATTGAAGGTGACACCGATCAATCATTCTCACTCGGTGACATAAGACTCGATCTAAAAAATGGAGGTCGCAGATAATGAGACAAGCATTAACAAAGCCAAAAAACGAATACGATCAAAAATACATGAATTATCTTGTTGCTGAAGTCGAACAACGAGACGGACTATCATTCAAAAAAGGTGAACGCATTGAAGCAAATGGTGGCGATCAAACAGAAGTCGTCTTAGTTTCACCGAATGGTACAAAATACAAATTAGAAGTAAGCGATGCAGGCGCACTCTCTACAACAGCGACAGTCTAATAAACTGTCAGAAAGCGTGTGGAACTGGTGCGAGCCTTTAATTTCTAAATGTATTCAATATCAAGATATGTATAATATTAGTGATGTGCGTGAGCTTATCGAAACTGGACGTTTTCAGTTATTTCCGCACCACAATCAACAATCCTGTTTTGTAACGGAACTGATTGTCTATCCTCGATCTACTGCATTGAATCTAATCTTCTGCGCTGGACGCTTTGAAGATTTAGAAGAAATGCTACCGAGCATTGAAAATTTTGCTCGTCATTTCGGTGCAACAAAACTCTATGGCGGTGGAAGAAAAGGTTGGGCAAAAAAAGCAAAACATCTCGGCTTCAATGCTGAAAATATAATTAGTAAAGAAATATAGGTAAAATTTAATGTCCAAGGGAAGCACGACAACCAATACAGAAATTAATCCCGAACTTCTTGCAATGTATAAAGAAGTTTATTCAGGCGCTAAATCTGCGTCTGAAATTCCATTTCAACCTTATACCGATTCGCTTGTTGCGGGCTACTCTCCTGACGATGTTACTGCGTTTGATGCAACAAGAGGCATGTTCGGTGACTCAATGGGATATAACCCTAGAGGTCAATTAGCAAGCATGGCAGATGCTTCGCTCGATATATCGCCTTATATGAATCCGTACCAGACTGAAGTTATTGATCGTTCAATACAAGATCTTGACAGAGCGAGACAATTGCAAATTGCAGACAGTCAAGACAGAGCCATCGGTGCTGGCGCTTTTGGTGGATCTCGTTCAGCAGTCTTAGAGGCTGACGCAGATCGTGGCTACTACGATGCTGTAGGTCGCACAGTCTCAGATCTCAGAAAGTCTGGCTTTGACACAGCAACCCAGCTGGGACTCGATGATCGTGCATACAGAACAGGAATACAAAGTGGACTTTTATCAGACCAATACAAAACGCTCGGACTGCTCGGAAATGTCGGTGCAATGAATAGACAAATGCAACAAGCTCAACTTGACGCAAACTTCAACGAGTTCATGAGAGCGCAAGGATATCCTGATGTTCAACTTGATCGTCTCAAGTCTGGTGTCAGTTTCTTGCCTTCATCTACGAATCAAACGAAAAGACAAAAAGTAGGTTTAGGAGACATACTCGGTGCAGGTGCAGGATTGTTTGGGCAAGCACTGATGGGGGGTTATTTTAAATAATGTATATTGATCCTAAAATTTTAGAAGAAATGCAAAAGCGACAGCAACAGCAACAGCAGAATCGTTTTGCAGTGCAAGAGCCTAGACGTATTAATTCTTTCTTCGCAAGAGGTGGCGGTTTTACACCTGATCAAGCACAGCAAGAAGCATTAAAACGTGGCTTCTTCAATACGCAAGCAGAAGCAGACGCTTATGAGCAACAACAAAGACAAGCTCGTAACATAGGGCTAGGAAACATGCTTATGTCGCTCAGTGACGCATTTGCAGGAAGAAACATAGGCGCTGAAGCTCAACAAAGACAAGCGAACATGCTTGCTATGCAACAACAACAAGAAGCAATCAATCAGAGAGCTAGACAAGAGCAAGAAGAAATTAGAAAAAGAAATCTAGCAACCGATTTGAGTACAGCGATACAGAATAAAAATTTTGATAGAGCATACGCAATCAGCGCTGAACTTACTCCCGGAACAAGCGTTCAAAGCATCGATGCGCTCACAAAAGGCAGTCAATGGAAGTTATCAGATGATGGAACATATCAAACAAGAAGAAACCCAGAAACCGATGAATTTGAATTTAAAATCAATAATGAAATTGTAGATCTAAAAAAAGAAGTAGAAAAAAGATCAAATATTCTTCCAGCTGGAGCAATTGAAGCAAACATTGATAACAAAAAGACAATTGAAACTTTTGGTTTTCAAAATGAAAGAATTGATCAATTTATAAAAGCTATTGAAGAAGATAAGATGCAGTTCGGTCCGGGAGAAAATATACAAGACTGGTTCGGAAACCTAGGAATAGGAGTCAGAGGAGAAGAGTCTCAAGAAAGATTGAGTAATAAAAACTCATTCGAAAGATGGAAGCAATCGTATGTAAACAAAGTGTTGCAAGCCGCAAAAGGTCCACAGACAGACGGCGATGCTAAACGAGCATTTGATCAACTCAAATCTGCAAATACAAAAGAGTCGGTTATTAGCTTACTGAAAGAAATAAAAGAAATAAATGAAAGCGAAATAAGATTCAATCAAATTACATTGAATAGTAGAAACAAAGCATACGGGCAAGAAACAAATGAATCAGACGACAGTTTCAAATGGAAAGTTGTTGAATAATGAAAATTGAAATACAAGAAATTGATCGTGTTGTTGAGGTTCCTGATAGTTTCGCTAGTCTTACAGAAAGCGAGAAAAATGACTATGTAGATAGAATAATTTTTGAGTTTCAAAAAAATATATCTGAAGAGATAGAAAACGATGAAAAAAATAATGTCGATACAAGACCTGTATTAAATACTTTAAGATCTGTAGGACAAGGATTGACATTCGGTTTTTCAGATGAAATAGCCGCGAAGTTAAGATCTCTTGCGTCAGATAGAACTTATGATGAAATAGTTGGTGAAATCAGATCTGATTTAGAAACATATAGAAAACAAAACCCGGGTTTATCACTTACTTCAGAAATGACAGGTGCAATTGTACCCGCTTTAATTTCTGGATTATTTACAGGCGGATCAGGCACAGGAGCAACTTTAGCAACAACAGCCGCTAGAGCGACACCATCAATAGGTCGAACAGCGCTAAAAGGAGCAGGAATCGGCGCAGGATACGGCGGACTATATGGAGCAGGAACTTCAGATGACGGTTTAAAAAACAGACTTGTTGGCGCTGGAACTGGCGCAACAATCGGAGCCGCAACAGGAGCAGTTTTACCTACAGCAATGCTAGCAGGCGGTACAGGAATAAGAAGGCTATCAGATGCAATGAACTTGGGCGGAAGCAAAAGAGCAGAAAATTTCGCACAACAAAAAGTATTGCAAGGTTTACAAAGAGATGACTTAACTCCTGAACAAGCGATGATCGAGCTTGATAAAGCAAGAAAACTCGGAGTCAATGAAGCAACATTAGCAGACTTAGGCACAAACATGAGAAGTCTAGGTTATTCATCGCAAGCATTGCCGAACCCATCGAGAACGAAAATTGCACAACAATTAGATGACAGATCAGTTGATCAAGCAGACAGAATTACAGAGCAAGTTGTAAGACGATCAAAATTAGAAGGTCCTTTTAGCAAACAATATGTTGATGATTTAGCATCAAAACAACAAGAATTAGCTGGTCCGATTTATAGAGAGGCATACGAGAAGAGTTTGCCAGCTGGTTCATTCAAAAAGTTCTTTGAAGGTCCGAGAAAAGATCTATTCATACAAGCGTCAAAAGAAGCTAGAAAATTAGCTAGAGAAGACGGAAGAGATATTCCTGATTTGAGCAAAGTACTAAAAGACGAACAACTGTCAAAAGAATTTTTTAAGAGCAAAATACCAACAGAATATTTACACGATTTAAAGAAGGGTCTAGACGTTATCATCGACAGAGGAACCGATAATTTAACGGGAAAAATGACAAAATATGCCGGAGTTGTCAGCAAGCAAAACAAACAATTCAACGATGTAATAAAAAAATTAAACACTTCATACAAAAAAGCAAATGAAGAATATGCTGATCTTGCGAGATTACAAAACGCATACGATAAAGGCGAAAAATTCAACAGACAAACATCATACGAAATAAATAAATTTCTCAAAGGTAAAAACAATGCTGAAAAAGAAGCATATAGAGTAGGCTTGATCTCTAATATAAAGAACAGATCAGTCAACGCGAATGACTCAAGAAATTTCGTAACAGAAGTTTTCGGATCACCGAAAAAAAGAGAGTCTATGAAATTAGCATTTCCTAACAATAAATCATTTAAAGAGTTTGAAGAAGTAATAAAGCTAGAAAAAGGTTTTGTTACAACAAAGAACAAAGTTCTCGGTGGTTCACCAACAAAAGAAAGAATGTTAGCCGTTGAGGACGCAGGAACAAACGTCAGCGCTGTTGCTGAACTCGTTAGCCGCTTGGGAGTCGGCGATGTAGTAGGAGCGATAAAATCAACTGTTCAACAAATAGGACCAAGAGTTGGGGGACTAAATCCAGAGAGCGCTAATATGATTTCAAGAATGTTATTTGAGACAACGCCAGCACAACAAAAAGCAATAATTAATTCACTTAATAGCAGTGAGAAAGAATTGGTTAAACAAGCAATAAACTACGCAAGACTACAACAAGCTGGAACAGCATTAACTTCTGGGCAAGCAGTTGCATTAACCAACTAAACCAAAATTAAAAGTATGGTTTGAATCACTAGACCGCACAATGCAATTCGATATTGCATACGAAAATGATCGACTTGCGCTATTAATTTGTCACGTTCAGATTGACTCACGATAACCATAAAAAATTTGGAAAAGTTATATAACTTATCATTATAACGACTCAGTTTTGTTATTCAAATTTGAGTAAAAAACTTCATCTTTGTCGAAGTCAGACAACATTTCTACAATCTTTAAATAGCCAAGTATGTCGTCTTTCGTGTCAATCTTCTCAGGCTTATTAAAGAGTCTTATTGCTTTGAATATAATCATCATCGTGCTTGCTTGTTCAGGCGTTATTTCGACATCGAGAACACCACTCCATACTCTTGCGAGCTGGCGCATAAATCGTCTTGGGTGTCCGTATTCTTGACCCTTTTTATGTATTAGCTCATTGACTTGAAATTCATTTTCTATCATTACACTTTCTCATTAAATAGATCTACTTCTGCTTGTCTGCGTCTAGTTAAACCTTCAAGCTCTGTCAGCTCTCCGTTCACTGTCGCTTTGTTCCAACGCTTCATTTGATAAGGCACTTCATCGTACTTTCCTTCGTTTAATTTTTGCAAAAGCGTACTCTTAGAAAACGCACTGGGTCCAATGTTGTAAATTAGACTGACAAGCGCTGAGTTTTGATTAGCATTTAAAGGAACTTTCACTAAATCATCAATGTATTGCTCATACTCTCTGAGTTCTTTATCAAGCATTGCAGTCGCAAATTGTTCAGTGATTGAATCGCCTTCTTTTACGTCTTTTGTGTGTCCGTAACCGATTGTTAAAACACCCGCTCGATCTTTGTAAGCGTCTGTTTTTAGACCTTCAAACTCTTTGATAAGATTGAGTCCTTTCATATTGATGATTGGCATGTTTATTCCTTTAAATATGAATAAAAGCAGAATTGTTTTTACAAACAAATTACTGCTCTATTGTTTTAGTTTCTGTATCAATAACAGTCTCTTCAACAGGCGATATTTTCTCGTCTATTAACATTTGCTCGAAGCGATCAGACATTGTTTCTAAAGCAATATTCGTTTTGCTCAATTGAAACGATTGTTCTGTTGCTTCAGCTTGCAGTTTCAACAACACATTAAAATGTTGAACTGCTTGCTCGTTTAGATCTGAGACGTTGTATCTTTTATCTGAAAATGTAATTGTTTCTTCGCTCATTTTAGTTCCTTTGTTTTTAGTTGATTAAATTCAATAGCTCATTTGAAATAGCGTCAGCGTTAGCTAAGTTTGTATCAATTGATCTTGTTAAATAGCGTTGCGTTGATTTAGCGTCTTTGTGACCGACTAGATCTTTCATTTCATCGAATGACACTGTGCGACTGTTGATACCGAATGAGACGTATGTATGTCTCAAATCATGCAGTCTCACATCTTCAATGTTTGCTTCTCTTCTGATTGCGTCCCACAAATGACGTGGACTCTTAATACCGATGATTTTTGCGTTGTCATGTGTGCGTTTTAAAGCGTTAATGATCGACAATGTGTAATCGTTTAAATAGATTATTTTGTCTTGTCCTAGATGATCTGTCTTGTGCTGTGACAGTCTTATGACACGATCTTTAATGTCGCTGAAACGCATGTTTGCAATCTCTGAAACTCTTGCACCTGTGAAGATTAATAGCTTGATAAATGCAACGCTTTGATGATTGTTTTTATTCTTCGCTTTTTCATCTAGCACTTCAAAAACACGTCTCAGCTCATCGTTTGACAAAATGCGATTACGCTCAACATCTTCATGCTTTTTAATGCGATTGCATGGATTCTTCTCAACAAGCTCACTCTCGATTGCAAAGTTAAACGCAGAACGCAGATATGTAATCACAGAGTTTGCAACGTAAGGCGCTCTCTTGCTGATCTTTCTCTTCAGCTCAACAATGTCTGCTTTCTCAATCGTGCTGATCTTTCTATCGCCTAGCACGTCTTTGATGTTGTTGTTGTAAATTTGTTGAATCTTATCGTGTGACTTCTTTTTGTTGATGTCATCTAAATAGTCTGTGAATAACTGATGAAGAGTTATATCAACATGTTTAGTCTCACGTCTCGCTTTCTGTCTCTCAAGCAACGGATCATAATGTGCATCAACACTCATACGACTCTCTATGTCGCTCGCAATGCGTCTCACAGTATCGATGTCAGTGCCATGACTTGCTATCTTCATTAAATGCGCTTTGTTGTTTCTGTAGTAATACAGATAAAACGATTGCTCTTGATTACTCAGCGTTTTGATCTTAATGCGTTTATTTTGCGTATCAGATTTCATGATTTATTCCTCAATTTCTCAGCTAAAGTCAGATCTTTTTCTTTTGTTTTCTCTTTAAGTGCATTGATAATCATTATTTCAAAAAGATGACCTTTCGTTCTTCTAACGAGCGATGGTTTGTATAAAGATCGTTTACTCATGATTTATCCTCTTTGTATTGATCATGTATAAAATCATAGTTTTTCCTGTAATAGCGGAATAGGTTTTTATAGGGTTTTTCATTGTGTCGCGTTCTTTCTAAGATGTTTCTGTTATACATACGAGTCACAAATTGCTTGAAAGAATCTTTTTTACTCGCGCTACACATCTTCGCTATAAAGAACTATTTGCCCGTTCTTATCGTCTTTATCGACAAACTCACAGTGATCAAACAAATGCTGTAAACGCTTGTCTATTGCACCTAGACCGATGTTCATGTGCTTTGCAAGCTCAACACGCGTAGGTGTGTGTCCAGTCTTTTCAGCAAACACTTTGATTGCTTCATACGTTTCAGTCATGTTCTTTTGTCTGTTGTATGCAACTTTGCCAACATATTTTTTAGTCAAGTCCATAATCGACCTCTTTTATATTTATTGTTTTCTTTCTGACAACGCGTGCTTCTTTAGCAGGCACTATCGTTTCATCTTTTGCTTTGTAATGTATCTCACCCCAATCGCCTACATAGTTTCCACAGATCGCACGTTTTTTTTCTTTCATATGTGCTTTGATAACTGCTTCGTGATCTTTCTTCGTTTGCTGTGCATTTTTAATCAAACTATTTGCGTGTAAGATCTCAGAAAAATGATGCTCAAGATCGTCTTCAAGCTCGATTGTTTCGTCAACAGAGTAAGGATATAAAATGTCGCAATCTCCAGAACTTTCAGGATCATAATAATCTTGCTCAACGATGCGTCTCTCAAAGTCAATCACAGCCGACTCGAATCTTTTGACCCAATCTTCGTTTCGCGTGTACACAAATATCTTTAAGAAAACACTTTGATAAAGTACGACAACAGCGCCCCATGTCATGTTTGCACACTCCATGTTTGCGAAGAGTTGATCTTTACCGCGCCATGCTGGAAGCACATCTTCAGGAAATGCACTCGTACATTTACACTCTAGAATGCCATCGCCTTTCAGTTGAAGAATGTCATTGTCAGGTGTAAATATGCACTTGTCATAATCAGTGCGAATCACGATTGAGTTATTGGCTCCAGCGCTTGCAATCCCATCAGGGCTTCCCTGTATCGGTAATCGCTCATGTATTAGTGGCTCAGCAATATTCAATCTGACATTATCGAGACCCATTCTGAGACACGCTTCATCAAGCACAGTGTTTTCAAGAACGTCACCCATTCTCATGTGAGATGGTTGTTCGTCTAATCTTATGTTTTCACCAGCTCGCGCTCTGATCTTCTCGTTAAGCAATTCATTTCTCGACTTGTAAGGATTATTACCTAGAATCGTTGGTGCACCGCTTGAAGAAGCACCGCCATCGTCTGTTACTTTACCGACCATTGGTTTGTCTCCATGTGATGTGCTTCGTGATCATCTTTTGAATGTCATAAGGAGACATCGTGACAGTAAAAGTACCTTCAGGTGTCGTTATCGTAGCTGGCGAATCTGAACGATCTGCGAAATACGAGTATATGCTGTCTTTTCTGACAGTAATGGTGTTTCCACCAATCTCATTCTTTTGATCTAAGAGTATAAAAGTGTGATATTCACGATCATTGTATTTTTGTAGTGCTTGCATGATGCTCTCCTATAGCAAAGAGCGATTGCAAGAATACGAATAACAGACCTGCGTTTGCTGTTGTATTAAGAAGAAGAAAAGATTTTAAAGCTCTTATCTCTCTTAACGAAGCAAATTTAATACATATTATACGCATATATCTATGTGTGTTCATATTCTCGCTTTCGCTATATTTATTAGTGTTTTTCATTGATTTTTCGCAATCAGAGCTGATTGCTGAAACTCGTTATTTGTAACATTACGATTATCAAACGCTCTTCTGCTTTCTTTTACCAATCGTTGATTCATTCGTTGTCGTTGTATTTGTTCTTTTTTTGAGTCAAACGCTTCATTATGAGCGTCTCATGATCATCGTTTGCATCTTCTATCGCTTTTCTTACGTCAGAGACGAGCCATAGATCATTTCTGTCATTCGTTTTCAGATAATGTAAGACTCGTTCATGCAGTTCTCTCAACACTGTCGCAAAGTCTTTCACATCTGCTCTGCTCGTCAATCGCATGTGCAATCGTTTCGCTTTCGTTTCGCCTTTATCGTTTTTATCGATAAATGTCCAGCTGGGTATGATTTCGTCTCTTTCTCTCATCTTTGTTTATCTAAAATATATGCACCAGTTATGGAGTCAATTACAATCGTATGCAATGCATTTCATAGAAATTGATTTCATAGAAATTGATTTCATAGTTTTTTAACTGCTTTTATAAATGATCTCATCTGCTCGTCGTATTCATCGGGATCGGTGTTTTGCCAACCGATGTACTGAAATAGCCAATCGTTCTCTGTTGTTGACCATGCGCCTTCGCTGTAATCGTTCAAGTCTCTCCTGTCCATTCCGAATACAACCATGTTATATATAATCCAATCTTTGAGATGCTTATTGGAATAAGTATAATAAGCTCGTCTTTTATCAAACTTGCCTGTATGACAGTTTTTGATCCCTTTCCCTCTTACAAGAACGCCGCACTCATCTGTCAAGAAATTCAGAATATTGTCGAGTTGTCTCGTACTCAATTCATCGCTTTGGCGATGATCGGTTATTGCTTGATGTAGCCCATCTTTTGTGACCACTTCGCCAGCAAGATTTTTCAAAAGAACATAAGCCATAATGTATCTATCGGGTGGAAACGTATGTTTCGTCAATGCTTTTTTAAAATTGAATGAGACATCTGCAAGATAACCTGATTTCAATAACGACATATATAAAATCGTTAATCCAAGACACATTGCAAACTCTTTGAATGTGTTGAATTTCAATATTTCATTCTCTTCGTATAGTTTTTTAAACACTTCTGCTCTTGAGTCTTTTTCAAGAATCTTCGGATCGATCAGTTTGATTTTGCTTATTGCTGAAACACTCATGATTGCTCTCCTTCTTCGAGTTCTTTTATGCTTTTGAGTAGATTACTGACTGTTGAAGCGTGCCAGCTCGATCTATGCGACTTGTATCGCGTTTTGATTCCACGATTGTTGAGCGCTTTCGCGATCTCTGTGAGCGTTGTTGCACCGTATTGTTGTATCTCTCTAACGACAGGTCGCATTTTCACAGCAAACTCTAAGCGCTTGTCTGTGTGCGATTTGATTGCGTGTTCAGTGAGCTTGTCGATGTCTTTTGATCCGAGCTTGACACCTTTGCGTTTGAGCTTTGCAAGTGCGTATTTCGTGTTGCGTGACACTTCTGCTCTATGCTCGTTACTGATTGCAACTAGAACGCTTGCATCAATCGGATATTCGCTCTGATAGCACACATAAAAATTAACACTGTGATTCTCACTCGCGTCATATACGAGATCGATGAACTTGAGATTCTTCATGCGTGTACCGATGCGATTTAGAACGATGTCTGCTTTTTTGCGCTTTGCTTGCTTGATCGCTTTCTCAAACTCAGGCATATGATTCGGATTGCTGTGATGCATTTCGACGTAGTGCCACTTTCTTCCTTTTTCTTTGTGTGCGCCTGATCCGAGATAATCTTCGATCTCTGCGCGTTGTTTTTTTAAGAGCTTTCTTCTCTCAGCTAAAGACAGTTCACTCTCATGTTTATTGAGTCGTATGAGTGTGACGATTTTGCTGTGCGTTTGTGAACGCTTTCTGCGTCTCATTTTTCTCTCCTATATAAATGAAATTATTTTGTTAATTTTGCTGGTGGCACTCCTTTTAATTTTCTTTGATGCTCTTTGCATTCGTGCGCAAAGAACTTAGCAAGAAAAACTTTAAAATCAATATTATTGCCATCATCTTTTTGCATCTTTCCTAGCTTTCTCCATGCGCTTTTATGAACGATATTCGTAATATCGTTTTTATGTTTATTAATTTTCTCTCTGTGTAAATCGATCTTTTTCTTTTCATTGTCTGTTAGTTCTGACGAGTAATCGATTAATTCCGTTAGCGACATACTTGTTATAAGCTCAAGAGTTGTTGTGCGAGTTGAAGATTTCTTTTTGAGTCTTATGCGCTCATTGTCGTAATGCAAATTCATGTTTGTTCTCCTATATAAATGAAATTACATACTACCGATCCATGCTTCTTTGTATGTGATTCCGTTTTCTTTTCTTATGTTGTCAAGCTCTCGTCTTATACGCTTAAACTCTTTTGAGTTAGAATCAAGATCATCTAATTGACAATATAAGCTCATGACTTTTGACTGCGTTTCTTCAGTTAAATCATTAAAGTGTTTTGTTTTTTTCATTTCGTTCTCCTATATAAAAGGCAGCCTTAATTGGCTGCCCGTCTAAGTTTTCTTTCAAGATCATGCTCACAAAGTTTGACTGCTGATTCTAAGCAGCTGTACCCATTTCCACTGCCAACATTTGTGACAAACTCCTTAAAGATTCCATCTTCATAATAGTCAACTTCCCATTCAACCCAAGACACTCCTCTTGGGCTGCTTTTTGCTATATGAAAACAACCCCTATCGGTTTCTTTAATATAATATTCAACCTTGTTGGTTTTCTTGCCCTTTCTATTTGTTTTAAAGACTTTTTTTAATCCTTTTGTTGTCATGTTTTTCCTCATTAAGTTGATTTATTTATATATATAATAATACACGACTGTTATCTGTAAACAATCATTATTTATCATTTTGTCATCTATTCATCATCTATATTCAAATTGAAATATATAAAAATATATATTTAATATTGACACATTACTATTAACAAACGTCTGTTTGACACTGAATTTATTGACTTGTAGAGAATGAGCGAAAAAGAATCAAAAAAAGCACTGTGGATCGATGAAGAATTACATCAAGAAGTCCGCGCATTGGCGGATTTCAAGCAACAGAAGATAAAAGATCTTATCAGTAACATTTTGCGCAAAGCAATCAGAGAAGAGAAAGAACATGTCGAGAGCTAGTAGAGTAAAAGGACATGCTTTTGAGAACACGATCAAGAAAATGATCAATCAAGAGCTTCAGAATTACAGACTGCCCTACTCTCTTGAGCGCAATCTGACTCAAACAAGAGATGGCGGTGCAGATCTCGTTGGTATCGATAATTTACAAATAGAATGTAAGCGCTATGCGAAACAAGCGAATGATTTACCACGCAATGAATGGTGGAAACAAGTCTGCGATGTTTGCGAAGAGAGACAGCAAATACCGATTCTGATTTACAAGTACGACTATCAAGACATACAAGTTCAATTTCCTGTGATGATGTTTAACTTCGTAGCTGAAAGTTACGATGTCGAGTTCAACGAAGCGCCTGCTCGTATGCATTTTGATCATTTCATCAATCTACTCATGTGTTATTTAAAAGCGAGAATCGATGACTGATAACAAGAACAGAAACTTCGAACAGTTTTTAGACTTCGTGAAATGGATGCACGAAGAATACGTCAAGTTCAGCATCGCAAATAAGAAAGACTATTTAGAGTATGACGATTACATCAATGAACGCTTCGAGCAATTGTGTAATGAGTTTCATGAGCGAGTGATTCACTGATGAACGATGCGAGACAAACAAGTTTTGTGAAAGAGCAAGAAGTTCTGAGCAGTGAAATTGAAATGACTGAGATTGATCAAACAATCTATAAAAATTTCGACTTCGAATTTACAGGAAAAACACAGTTCACAGTACCCGACATGCCGAGCATTGATGATGATTTCACATTGGGCATAATCTACGGATCAAGCGGCAGTGGTAAAAGCACCCTACTCAAAAGATTTGGTGAAGAAGAACAATTAACATGGCACAGAAATCGATCTGTTGCTTCACACTTTGAAAACGAAGATGACGCTGTAGAAAGACTCGGAGCTGTCGGACTCAACTCAATCCCAACTTGGGCAAAACCGAGAAACGTACTATCAAATGGCGAGGGCTTCAGAGCTGATCTTGCTAGACGCTTAAAAGACAATTGCGTGATCGATGAATATTCTTCTGTCGTCAACAGAGCTGTCGCGAAATCTTGCTCTGTTGCGTTTTCAAAATACATTAAAAGAAAACAGCTAAAACGAGTTGTACTCGCAAGCTGTCATCAAGACATACTTGAGTGGTTAGAACCCGATTGGGTTTATGACACTGACGCTCAAAAATTGTCAAGGAGGTCACTTCGGCGACCGGAAATTGAGATTAAAGTCTACAAATCACCAATCACTTTATGGAACATGTTTGCGAAGCATCATTATTTAACGTCTGAGATACCGACAAGCGCTGTTTGTTTCATAGCAGTATGGAACAACAACATTATCGGCTTCAGTTCTTATATGCCACAGCCGGGCTGGTATCCGCCACATTATGAGAATGATGATCGCACTGCTGTCAGATTGTGTCGCACTGTTGTTCTACCCGACTATCAAGGCTTGGGCATCGGCGCAAGACTCTCAGACACAGTTGCAGACATAGCACTAGATGAAGGTTATCGAGTCTATTCAAAAACAGCACACATGAGAATGGGTGCTTATCGTGAAAAATCAAATATCTGGAGAGCAACAACAAGCAACATGAAAGATATGAGAGACAGAGCAAGTCACGAAGAAGAGAGAAACAACGCAAGAGCAGGACACGCATTTGCAACGCTCACGCACGATTACTCAAGAATCTGCTATTCACATGAGTTCATGGGTGAAAACAACAAGACGAAAGATCCATCGCTTCGCAAAGTGAAGATCAAAGATTTACAAGAAGATCTGTTCGGGAGTTTGAGCTGACATGTATTACAACAACGATTTTGAAAAACTGATTGCGTTCATAACAGTCGCAGTCGTTTTCATTTTAATAATAAACATTCACTAAAAAGGAGAAAAAAAATGGGTGATTTACTAGGACTAGAGGACAATATGGACGGAAAAAAATACATCAAATTCATGCCCAGCGTCAATGGCTGGAAAGCAGGTGACGATGAAGTAACGATTGATAAATTTTTACTTGATCCGAACTCAATCAAAAGCGGTTGGGGCTTAATCCAAGAGGGCTTTTCGCCAGATTGGCACTGGGACGATGAAGTTGGAATAAGAAAATCGCTTCCGACTCATCGCAATGACGGAACACTTCTAACAGAAGATGAAAAGCTCAAATACAAAAGAGGCTTCTCTGTCGATATTTATACAAAAGATCTCGGCATAAGAAGATGGTCATCAAACGCAAAAGGCGTCTCTCAAGGCTTTCTATCTTTATATACAGCGTTGCACCCTGAGATTTCTAAGAATGCAGGCAAAGTTGCAGTCGTAGAATATACAGGATCAAAAGCAGTCACTTACGGCAAAGGTAGCTCAAGAATACCTGAGTTCGAACTGAAAGGCTGGCGAGCTGACGATTCATTTGATGCAACGACAGATGCGTTTGAAGAAACAGCACTTGACGAGAGCAAAACGAATGGCTCTGTCACACTGCAACAAGAGACAGAAGAAATTCCGTTTTAAAGTAACCCCTAAATGGTGTAGAGAGCCAATCATTACATGTTGATCCTCAAAGGCTCTCTACATCTAAAAAAACAAGGACAACTATGATCGATGTAGCACTACACGCAGAAAAGATTGCGATTGCATTGTTGGGTTCGCCCAATG